CTGAGAAACTGGCGCATCAGTTTGCCAAAGCAGAAATGAGCGGGGCGGAGTTTAAGTTAGATTATGCTAAGTTGTCAGCCTATTTAGCACCGCACATTCCGCGCTACCTCGCATTGAAAGGACGAAAACCACGTAGTGATCTTTTGCAAGAGTTGCGTGATAAATATTCGCGAAATTTTAAATTTGCCGCAGGTGTATTAAATGAGGATACAAGGAAGCAAATTGGCACGGAGCTTAAGACAGTTTGGCTTTCCGACGATTCTATGGTTAAACAGATTGCAAACCGTTACGGACAGTTTGGCGTTGAAACTTATGAGAAGTTGCCGGATGTGCTTAATTCGCCCGATGAAATTAAATCAAGCAAAGGTAATCACTTTGAATTTTATAAAACGATAAATAGCGAACGGTATATGGCGGTGGTTAAAATATTGGAGCATGTGAAAGAACTTTACATGCAGTCATTTAGACGTGATTAATTATGCGCACCATCAGGTGGGACTCGGACACCCCCACACGTATTTCCCGGGTCTATTTCACCCCTTCGTTTAGCAGTTGCCGAGATTCGCTGCAACAAATGGTGCGTAAGCCGAATATACCCCTGTTTATTTTGAAAAGCAACGCTTATGATCGAAATTGAAATTAATAATGTGCAACAGATTGCGACAATACTGGAACGGTTAGCAAATGCCGCTCAAGACCGTACACCGATAATGCGTAGCATTGCTGGCACAATGGAATCGGCGGTGTTGCAAAACTTTGACGTAGGTGGCCGTCCGAAGTGGCTAGGACTGAAATATCGCCAAGGCACGCCGCTGGTGGATACAGAAAATCTGATGAACAGTATCACAAGTTATTATGATAATAGTATTGCCATGGTCGGTACGAATGAGCCTTACGCGGCAATCCATCAGTTTGGCGGTAAAGCCGGACGTGGGCGAAAAGTGGATATTCCTGCGCGCCCTTTCCTGGTTTTAACACCACAAGACGAGGAGGATATTTTAGAGGATGTACAAGCCTATTTTCGAAGTGTAGTTAAATAAAACATAAAACCGCCCTAAATCGCGCGTATTTGCATTTTTATGATTGCAGTAGTGATTTATCGAATTAAATTTTTTAAAACGATTTAAAAGGATTTAAAAAGGTTTTAAAAATAGTTTAAGATTAAATGCAACATCCAATTTCATTTTTCCTAAAAACTCAATTAAAGGGCGCGCTGAACGGTGCGCCCTCTTTTTATGTTTAAAACTCCATTATTCTGAAATCCTAGATTAACTTTTCAGGATTTTACAAATGAAACTCACCCTTGCAGCTTGTAGTTTTGAGATCGACAAAGCGAAGTATGGACGCATCCAACTTTTGCCTTACGGTAAATTTAGAGCTACTGACGGCAGACCGACAGATGTGGAGGCATGGTATGTAACCGATACAAACGGGGCTGATGTTGTGGCATTGGCTAACAGTCAGAAAAATCCCCTACCCATTGACTACGAACACCAAATCTTACATTCCCAACAAAACGGCAAAGAGGCTCCTAGCGCAGGTTGGATGGAATATCTCTATTTTAACCCGCAAGGGATTTTTGCTGATGTCCGTTGGACGGACAAAGCCGCGGAATACATCAAAAATGGCGAATATCGTTATATCTCTGCCGTGTTTGCATATGACACGAATGGTTATGTTCGCAAAATCTTTCACGCCGCACTGACCAATAACCCCGCTTTAGATGGTATGGACGAAGTGATGGTTGCCGCCAGTGTGCAACTTTTAAATCAACAAAAGGAAAAGCCAGAAATGGATAAGAAATTACTTGCCGCGTTGTGTGCGTTATTTGCTTTGAAAGCTGACGCCAGCGAAGCGGAAATTACCGAAAAAGTGACCGCGCTTTCTGCCGCCAAAGGCGACAGCCAAGTGGCGGTGTTGGATGTGTATGCCAAGTTGGCCGAAAAAGAACAATCCGTTGCGGCATTAACTGCACAAGTGGGTAAGCCTGACCCGGCTAAATTTGTACCGGTAGAACAGGTAGCGGCATTACAGGCTGATTTTAATGCGCTTAAAAACTCGGTAGAGACCGATAAAAAAGAGGCATTGATTCAGGCTGCGTTATCACAAGGTAAGTTATCACCGGCGCTGAAAGAATGGGCACAAAGCCTAAGTATTGAAGCGTTAACCGGTTATTTAGATAAAGCGACACCGATTGCGGCGTTAGCTGGCGGTCATCAAGCGAACGAAGACCCGAATAAAGGCAATGTTGTGGCATTAAGCGCAGCAGAACAAGCGGCAGCACGTGCATTAGGCATGACCGAAGCCGAATTTATCAAAGAACACAAGGAGCAAAAATAATGTTTAAGAAATCCGAAGTTTTAAAAGCGATTGAAACCCAGTTTAAAAAAGACTTTGTTTCCGGTTTAGGCTTAATTAAACCGCAGTGGGATCTTATCGCGATGAAAGTATCCTCTAACACCAAAGTGAACACCTATGGTTTCTTAGGTCAATTCCCGAAAATGGTGGAATGGGTAAATAAACGTCAGCGTAAAGCCATGCAAGCCCAAGGTACAAGCATTGAAAACAAACTTTATGAAAGTACGGTAGGTATTCCGCGCACTGACATTGAAGATGACCAAGTTGGCTTATTCCGTCCGATGGTACAACAAGCGGCACAAAGTGCGGCTGAATTACCAGATGATTTGGTGTTTGGTTTATTAAAAGCAGGTAAAACCACACTTTGTTATGACGGCCAAAATTACTTTGACACCGACCACCCGGTATTCCCGAATGTGGACGGCACGGGCGCAAGCAAAGAACAAAGCAATATCACCACCGGCACAAAAACAGAAGCACCAACGTTTTATATTTTTGACACCACCAATGCGATTAAACCATTAATTTGGCAAGAACGCACGGCACCGGAAATCGAAACGAAGTTTGATCCATCCAAGTCTGACACCGTATTTAACGAAGACATTTACGAATGGGGTGTGCGTGCACGTGGTGCTGCCGGCTTTGGTTTTTGGCAACTTGCCCACCGTGTTGAGAAAACAGAACTCAATGCTGAAAACATCATGAAAGTGATTGCCAAAATGCAATCCTTAAAAGGTGATGGCGGCAAATTGTTAAACATTCGTCCGAATGTGATTTTAGTGCCACCGGCATTAGAGTTCCAAGCGCGCCAAATTTGCGAGGGCGAAATCATCAACGGTACGACCAATATCTTAAAAGGTCGTTTGAAAGTGATTGTGTCACCACAAATTATCGAAGAATAACCAATCAGGGCGGGAAACCGCCCTAGGAGTTAATTATGGCTAAGAAAAACCAAAAAGACGACGTAACGCAAGACGTGCAAACGACACCGGAAGAACAGGTGCAAACCCAAGCTGAAAACGGTGCGGATAACGCCGAAAGTGCGGTAGAAAATGTGGGCGAATCACAGACAAACGACAAAGAAGGGCAAGTGATTGTTCCAATCGGTTATTCGATTAAATTGCGTGAAATCCATCCACAGGCAACCTATGGGCGTTGCGGTTATCGCTTTAACAAAACTGAAGCCGTGTATTTAGCGGTGGAAGACTTAACGGCTGAACAAACCTTGACCTTAGCGGAAGACCCTTGGTTAGAGCTTGTCCCGGTGTGTGAGGATTAAACCATGTATGCAACGGTAAAAGATTTCGTTTTGCGCATCGGGGAGTTTCAAGCCATCCAGCTAACCGACCGTGACCGCGAAGGCGTGGTGAATGAAAGCGTGCTGACCATTGCGCTTTCTGATAGCACAAGCCAAATCGACGGTTATTTAAGTGCGCGTTATCGCTTACCGTTGCCGACAATCCCGCAAAACCTCACCCGTATTTGTTGTGATCTCACCCGCTATCGTTTGGCGAGTATGTCTGAGGTAACGATTACTGACGAGATTATCACGCGCTATAAATTGAGTTTAAAAGAGCTTGAGGACTTGGCAGCAGGAAAGATTTCGCTTGGCATTGATATTGAAGACGAGCAGCAAAGCGACGGCAATGTGGTGATGTTTACCAATCCGAACAACAGGATTTTTGGACGTGATAACCGAAATTGAAAATGCACTGGTTGACCGTTTGACACGAGGCTTGGGACAGCTTGCTAACACGGTGAAAAGCTATGGCGGCGAGCTGGACGACGAAAGCCTGAGTACCGGGCGTTTGCCAATGGTGTTAGTAACGTTCGGTGGCGCACGAATTGAACAGATGACGGTGCGAGGCAATGCGTTTCGCACTACAGCTAAGTTTGTGGTGATTGTGGCAGTACGCTCATTGCGTAGCAATCAAGCGGCGCGACAAGGCGGTGTGGATAAACGTGAGGTCGGTGCGAATCAGTTGATTTATGCGGTGCGCCGCTTACTGGATACGCAACGCTTGGGCGGATTAGTTAAGCCGTTAAAACCGCAGGCGATTCGGACGTTGTTTAATAATGCGCAGTTTCGCACGGAGAAAGTCACGGCGTATGCCATCGAGTATGAAGCGGCATTTGATGATGTCACACCGCTGGAAGACGGTTTGTATCCGGAAAAAACACAAGACCCGGCTAACCCTGATTTTGTGTTTACCCATTATGCGGCCGAACTCTCCCCGGCGTCGCCAATCCTTGAACATGTGGACGGCAAATTATATGACCCGAACAACAATGCCGAGGTCAGATTTAGTGTAAAAACAAAGGATAAAACATGATTGTAAAAGCAGCCCCTGGGATTAAAGTCCCATTAGAAAATCAGCCGTATGCCTACATTGAGCAGGAGCCGGTTGAAGTGGAAAATACGGTCTATTATCAGCGCAGAATCGCTGATGGCGACTTAATCGAAGTGCAACCAACCATCAAGCAGAGAGGTGCAGGCAATGACTAACATTGAATTTGAAAAAATCCCGAACAGCTTACGCAAACCGGGGGTTTATACGGAGTATAACGCCAAAGGCGCGGTAACTACTCTGCCGACTAACGAGCAAGAAGTGCTAATTGTTGCGCCGATGATTGGGGGGACAACCGCATTTACTCAGCCGTTACGCGTGTATTCCGATCTTGATGCAGCAACCGCATTTGGTGCCGGCTCATGGGCGCATTTAATGACGCGCATGGCCATTACCAACAACTCCT